CATCGTCGGCGGCGAGGAAGACGCGCTGGAACGCGCACGCCCGGTGCTGCAGGCGATGGGCAAGAACATCTTCCACGTCGGCGCCAGCGGCGCTGGCCAGGTCGCCAAGCTGTGCAACAACATGGCGCTGGGCGTGATCATGGCGGTGACCGGTGAAGCCATCGCACTGGGCGTGGCGCACGGGCTGGACCCCAAGGTGCTGTCGCAGATGATGGCGGTCAGCACCGGCCGCAGCTGGGCCACCGAAGTGTGCAACCCGTGGCCGGGCGTGCTGGAGAATGCGCCGGCCTCGCGTGGCTACAGCGGCGGTTTCGGCAGTGATCTGATGCTGAAGGACATGGGCCTGGCGGTGGAAGCGGCGATGAGTGTCGGCGCTTCGATTCCGCTGGGCGAAGTGGCCCGCAATCTCTACTCGATGAACCACCAGGCCGGCCGCGGCAAGCTGGATTTCTCCAGCGTCGTGCAGCTCATCACGAGCGAGAAGTGACCTGGTAGTGCCGGCCGCTGGCCGGCAACCTCATGCCCCCGTGCGGGACAACGGAGGTGGGATGGGCGGATGTTCGGTTTCCACCGGCATCCGCCCATTTTTTTGGGGGTCGGATCCCTTTCGCAACGCGAAAGGGCTCTGACCCCATATAGCCGTGCGGGCCTGGGATGGGGTCAGAGCCCTTTGCCGGTGGCAAAGGGATCCGACCCCGGCGCCGCATCAGGCAACGATCAGCGTTACATCAATGTTGCCGCGGGTGGCGTTGGAGTACGGGCACACGATGTGCGCCTTCTGCACCAGTTCTTCCACCTGCTCGCGCGGCACGCCCGGCACGTTGATGGTCAGCTCTGCCTCGATGCCGAAGCCGGTCGGGATCTGGCCGATGCCGACCTTGCCGGTGACGGTGGTGTCGGCCGGCAGCGCGACCTTGGCCTGGCCGGCCACGAACTTCAGCGCGCCCAGGAAGCAGGCCGAGTAGCCAGCGGCGAACAGCTGTTCCGGGTTGGTGCCCGGGCCGCCGGCACCACCCAGCTCGCGCGGGGTCGACAGCTGGATGTCCAGCACGTTGTCGGACGAGACGGAACGGCCTTCACGGCCGCCGGTGGAGGTGGCCTGGGCGGTATACAGAACCTTTTCGATGGACATCGGGATGCTCCTGGTCAGTGGGTGGGTACTGCTATGGAGCCTACTTTGCCCGGTTTCTGCGTACGTTGGGTTGCAGTCCGTACGAAAAACTTGATTGATCGTCCTGTTGGCCTAGATCGTCCACTCGCGGTCGGTGGTGAACATGATGGTCAGCCAGCGGTCCGGCGAGGCCTCGCCCAGCGCATCGCCGATCTCGTCGCGCAGCTGGTCCCATTCCAGCAGGGGCCGCGGCGGGTCGTCCTCGCGTACCACGAAGAACAACTCGATCTGCTCGCCACGCCCCACCTGGGCGACGTAGCTGCGATGCTCGACGAAGCCATGCTTGGCCACGATCGCGCGTGCCACCGCGTCCACGTGCGCCTGCAGTTCCGGCGGGGTGACCAGCAGGATGCCGGCCAGCGCCCGGCGCACCGTCCCGAGCGGGGCGATCATCACCAGCACGCAGACGAAGGCAAGGATGGCCGGGTCGATGTACGGCCCGACCCAGGCCAGCGAGGTGCCGCGCACCAGTACGCCGCCAAGGAAGGCCAGCAGGTAGCAGGCCGACATGCTGGCGGCGATCACCCAGTTCTTCGCGTCCAGCGCGATGAACTCCGAACCGATGCGGCGGTTGGCGCGCAGCACGAACCAGGCCAGCGCACCTTCGCCGATGATCGACAACCCGGCGAAGGCGATGGCTGGGCCGAGTGCGATGTGGCGGCCGCCGGACATCAGCGCATCCACCGCATTGACCAGCGCATACAGTGCCGCGCCGATCATCAGCGTGCCGCTCACCCCCAGCACGATGGGCTCCAGGTGCCAGAAGCCCATGGTGAAGCGCTGGTTGAGCCGCGACTGCAGCGCGTCGGTGCTGGTGGACAGTGCGATCAGACGCGCGACCAGCAGTGACAGCCACGTCATCACCACATCGATCAGGCCGTAGATGCCATCGAAGATGATCAGCGAGGAATTGGCCAGAAGACCAAATACCACCGCAGCGGCAGCCAGCAGCAATGAGCCTGCGATGGACAGGCGCAGCACGCCTTGTTCGGTACGCGCATCGAAGAAGCGTTCGGGGGTGGCAGGCATGCGGGAATCCAGCGGGAAATGGGCTGCGGAAGCAGCGCGTTGCCATTCTATCCAGCCTGCGGCACGTCGCCATGACCACGCCCGCACAGCGCCAGGAAAAGTCACCAGACTGGTAACCGTTTGCGGATTGACGGGTGCACACCCGAAGCGTATCGTTTGTACCACGATGACATAGAAGCCTCCGGTGACCCCGGGGGCTTCTTTCGTTTGCGCCGTCGCGCGCTGCGAGGTCACCGCCACCGGCCCTGACGTCCCCGTCGCAGCCGTTCTGTTTTCCGCCCCGATCCTGCCTTTCCCGCGCCGTCCTGGTGATCGTGTGGGGCGCCGCCGTGCGCGCAGGATCGGGGCACTCCACATCCATCAACGAAGGAGGATTCGATGCCCCTGCTGACCCTTGAGCAGTGCCGCGCGCACTGCCGTATCGACGGCGATTTTGACGACGCCATCCTGGGTGACCTGCTGGCCGCAGCCAGCGACGCAGCCGCGGCCTACCTGGGCCGCGAGCTGTACGCCGACCAGGCCGCGCTGGACCAGGCGCTGGACCAGCTGCCGCAGGACATGGCGGCGGCGGTGACCGGGCATGAAGCCGCGGTTGCCGCCGCCAATGCCGAGACCAACGCGGCCAAGGCCAAGGCCATGCGTGATGTGGCCGATCGCCGCTTGGCCGTGGCGACCGCGCGCAGTACGCGCCTGCTGCAGGGCATGCCGGTCAACGACAGCATCCGTGCAGCGGTGCGCCTGTTGCTGGGCCACCTGTACGCCCATCGCGAAGCCGTGGTCGTCTCTGCGCAGACGTTCGATGCACCGGCAGGCGCCACGGCCATCGCACTGGAGCTGCCGTTCGGCGTGGCCGCGCTGCTTGATCCGTACCGATCGGCAGCAACGCCATGAACGCCGGCCACTTCAATCGCCGCATCCGCATCGAGCGCCAGGACGGCCAGCTCGATGCGTGGGGGCAGCCGCTGGACGCCTGGCAGCCGGCGGCAGAACTGTGGGCCGCCATCATCGCCGACCGCGCAGACAGCGTGCAGCGGCTGACGCTGGCAAGCCGCCTGCCGGCAACGATCCGGCGCCAGCGCTTCCATGTCCGATTGGCAGCCGCACGACAGGCAGGCATCCAGGCCGGCATGCGCATCGTGCATGACGGTCGTGTTTTCAACATCACCGGCGTTGCGCCCGACTTCAGCCGGCGCCAGACCACGGTGCTGTTCACCGAACAGTCTTCAGGCATCGCCTGAGCGACGCCAACCAGGACACCGCGATGAGTTACGAAGCACAGCTGCACGCGCTGCTGGCCCCGCTGCTACAGGGCCGGCTGTATCCCGACCTTCCGCCGGAACCGGTCATCTATCCGTGTGCCGTCTACCAGCAGATGGGTGGACAGTCCGTGTGGTTCAACGAAGGTTCCATTCCCGAACAGAAGCACGCTCGCGTGCAGCTGACCGTCTGGGCAGACAGCCGCGCCCAGGCCAACGCCCTGATCCGCAACATCGAGGATCAGGTATGCGCAGGATTGCCGACCGCCGAATCGTTCGGCGCTGCAATCGCCGTGCATGAGCCGATGCTGCACAAGTACGGCGCGCGGCTCGATTTCGGCCTGTGGTACGTCGACCCGTAAACCGCATCACCCGTGCAACACCCCAGCCCGGCATTCGCCGGGCATTTTTTTATCCAACGAGGAAATACACCATGGCACTCAAGCTTCCCAAGGGCACCCAGTTCGGCTTCGCACCGGTCGTCTCCACCGCGATCGCCACCAGCGCGATCTCCAAGGCTGCGCCGGCGCTGGCCAGCGTTGCCGCCAACAGCGTCGACACCGGCGATGTGGTGGTCATTGAACTGCCGGGCTGGCCGGCCCTGAACAACCGCGCCACCCGCGCCGGTGCTGAAGCCACCGGCAGCGTTGAACTACTGGGCATCGACACCACCGATACCGTGCTGTTCCCCGGTACCAGCGGTGCCGGTGTACTGCGCAAGGCGGGCGCCTTCGTCGACCTGGACCAGCAGGGTGACCCGACCACCGCCGGTGGCGAGCAGCAGTACTGGAGCGGCACGCTGCTCGAAGACCCGACCGGTCGCCAGGTTCAGATGCCGACCTTCAAGAACGCCAAGACCATCACCCTGCCGCTGTTCTACGATCCGAAGAAGCCGTGGTATTCGGCACTGAAGAACGCTGACGCCAAGGGCGAGCCGGTGATCCTGCGGGCCAAGCTGGTCGGCGGCGACGTGCTGTACTGGTACGGCTACCTGAGCTACAACGGCGACCCGACCATGGCCGCCAACACCCCGATGGGCACCACCGCGACCTTCACCGCGCTGGCAGACTCCATCCTGGTCGAGGGCGCCTGATGTTCCAGGTCAAGGCGCCGGAGAGCTTCAAGAGCACCCTGACCATCGTCGGTCACGGCCGCGAGCAGAAGCTCAACCTGACCTACCGGCACCTGTCGGTAGCCGACTACGCCAGCCTGCTGGAGCGTCTGGGCGATGACACGTTGAGCGTGGCCCAGGCCATCCTGGACATCGTGGTGGACTGGGATGCCGATGTGGCGCTGGACACCGCCGGCGTCGAGCTGGCGCTGCAGCAGCAGGCCGGCCTGGATGGCGCCATCATCGGTGGCTACACCCAGGCCCTGCAGGTCGCACGCAAGGGAAACTGATCGAGGCGGTGGGGGCCCTGTACTGGCGGGCCCCCACCGAGTCCGAGCTGATGAAGCTTGGATTGAAGGCAAAGCACTTTCCACCACCGCAGGTCGAGCTGTGGCCGGAGTGCGTGCTTCCCATCGAACTTTTTTCGCGGGTTGCCACCCAGTGGCGCGTCGGCGCAGGTGGCCCGATCGGGCTGGATTACAACGTGGTCTACCGGGAGCTGGAGCGCGAAGCGCTCGACGGCGACCAGCATGACGAGGTGATGGCGGCCATCCGCATCATCGAACGCGCTGCCTTGGAGCAGATGCAACAGGAATGAGCCGGCCATCGCGGCAATGCCGATGGCCGATCCCGGCTCCGCCGAAGCGGAGCCGACTCTCCCGAGGAACACTCAATGAGCACTACATCGCCTGGCAGCACACGGACCACCGTGGAGGCCAGCAACGCATTGGAAACGGCCATGCAGGCAGCAAGGCGCGGCATGACCGAGATGACCGGCACCACACAGGAGTTCCAGCGGCAGCTGGAGAAGATCAACACGGTGCAGCAGGCCTTCAATGCCGTGCTGACCACCAGCGCATCATTGGTCACCGCACTGTCCACGCAACTGACCGCCCTGAACACGCAGCTGCAGGCGGCGGCGAAGGCAGGAACAACCGCAGCGGGCGCGGACGCCGGCAAGGCTGCAAAGAAGGAAGAGAAGGCCCAACAGGACGACAAGGGCCTGGCAGGCATCCGCAAGGGCCTGGGCGGCGCGCTCGGCGACTATATCGGCAAGACCGAAAACACCGCCACGGCTGCCAAGAAAGCCTTCGAAAAAGCATTCACTGGCGCCGACGAAGCGTTGAGGAGCTTCGTGACCACCGGCAAGTCCAAGTACAAGGAACTGGCCCAGTCCATCCTGTCCGACCTCAAGATGATCGCCGCACAGCAGGCACTGGTCTGGGGGGCGAGGAAGATCGCCGGCTTGATGGGGGTCGACCTGACGCCCAAGGATGCAGCGACGGACGCGGCGGCGGTGGCTGCAGGCGTGGCGACTGCCAAGGACGCCAAGGCCGGTGATGCCAAGGCGGGCGAAACCAAGGACGCCAAGGACACCAAGGGCACCACAGGACTTTCGGGGTTCCGCAAGGGCTTCGGCAGCGCGCTCGGCGAGTACATGGAAAAGACCGAGAACTCCGCCAAGTCCACCCAGGATGCCTTTTCCAAGGCGTTCACCGGCGCAGAGGCGGCACTGCAGAGCTTCGTGAAGACGGGCAAGTCCAACTACAAGGATCTGGCCAAGTCGATCATCGCCGATCTAAAGATGATCGCCATCCAACAGGCAATCGTCTGGGGCGTCAAAAAGATCGCGGGCCTGTTCGGATATGGCACGGGGGTGGAGGCCAACGCCAACGGTGGCGTCTACCAGTCGCCGAGCCTGTCGGCCTATTCCGGCGGTGTCTACAACACTCCGCAGCTGTTCGCCTTCGCCAAGGGCGCCGGCGTGTTCGGCGAAGCGGGACCGGAAGCGATCATGCCGCTGCGGCGCGGGCCGGACGGCCGCCTGGGTGTGGCCGCGTACGGTGGCGGCGGTGGCGGCGGAGTGGGAGTCAGCATCCGCATCGACAACAACGGTGGCAAGGAAGTCACCACCAACGAAAGCATGCTGCAGCAGTTCGGCAACGAGATCGGCCAGTTCGTGGAACGCAAGTACCGCGAGCTGCAGAGTCGTGACCTGAAGGCAGGTGGTGTGCTCAGCAGGAGTGCCATGCAATGACCGACACCTTCACCTGGCCGGCAACCAGCCAGAGTACTGGAACCACCACCGCCGCAGTGAAGCGCGCGAAGTTCGGAGATGGCTATGCGCAGGCCGCTGCCGATGGCCTGAACGCCACTTCACGCAGTTACCAGCTGCAGTTCGTCGGCAACCGCAAAACGATCAACGAGATCGTGACCTTCCTGGATGGTCATGCCGGCCGCAGCTTCCTGTGGAAAGGGCCACTGGGGCAGGGGCTGTACATGTGTGATTCCTACACCGACAGCCATCTCGGCGGCCAGGTATCGACCATCACCGCCACCTTCGAGCAGACCTTCCACGCGTAGGCATGAGCATGGATCTTCAACGGATCGACCTGGATACCATCCAGCCCAACGGAAAGCGTGGGGAGACCCAGCGGCCGGCCTTCACCAAGATCAACCAGAACTTCCAGCAGGTTGGTCAGGCAGTCGACGGCCTGCCCGGGCAGCTCGCCGATACCATGATGCGCGCGCCGGCACGGCGCAATCGCCTGATCAATGGCAATTTCGACATCTGGCAGCGCGGCAGCAGCTTCGGCATCTCCGGGAACTACACAGCCGACCGATGGTTCCTGCAGATGGGCAACGTCGAAGACGCCGTGTTCAAGCGCAATCCCGCAGCGGCAGGCGACAACAACTTCCCGTTCAGCACCTTCACGTTGTCGGTCAGTTCGAGTGGCAATACGGATGGCACAAACCACTTCTTTGTCTTCGAGCAGCGCGTGGAAGACGTCCGCAACTTCGCGGGCGTGGAGAGCACCGTTTCGTTCCTGGTGTTCAACGCCGGCGCCGCCGGGCGGAAGATCGCCCTTGAATTCGCCCAGACCTTTGGCGCGGGGGGAAGCACGCCTGTGCTGGGAATCGCGCCGGAGGTGGTCGAGCTGGCCTCCGGCCTGAACCGGATCCGCAGGACGGTGACCCTGCCTTCCATCTCAGGGAAGGCACTGTCCGGTGACGGTGCGGCCGTGG